GGGACTACCAATATGACCCAGCAAAAGGCGGCAAACCTTTTGCTAAAGGTGGTACCGCTTCCAGCCGTGCAGACGGCATAGCCCAGCGTGGTAAAACACGCGGAAAGATGTATTGATGGATGCACATCTTATTTGGTCAGCAGTTTTGTCCATTGTGTTGGGAGTATTTGGCTTCCTCATGCGGGAGAAACTTGGCCAAGTAAAAGATATGGGCGAGGACATTAAACGTGTTGAGCGCCTTTTAAACATTACACGCGAGGAGGTAGCCCGTGATTACGTTACTCAAGCAGAAATTCAACGCATTACAGACCACATTGACCAGCGCTTCAATCGCCTTGAAGCAAAGATTGACCAGCTTATTCAAGCGGGGCGGTGATGCCAAGTAAGAGCAAAGCCCAGCATAATCTCATGGCAGGCGTAGCACACAATGCTGCGTTCGCCAAGAAGGTCGGGATCCCACAATCCGTGGGACGCGACTTTGCAGAGGCAGACAAGGGAAAGAAATTTAGCAAGGGTGGCGCAAGCTCCCAACCTAAGCAACAATCAATCAACCAGCCTAAAACCAATCATGGTGGACAGGCACTTTTTAAACAAGGTGGAACTATGGCTACGAAAATGGGCAAACCAGTAATGAAACCAGGCATGAGTACAGCTAAGGATGGCATGAAAAAGCCTACTCCTATGGCTGGCATGATGGGTATGAAAAAAGGCGGAATGGCAACAACAGGTATGGGTAGCGTTAAGACCGCTGCTCCTAGCCGTGATGGCGTTGCTTCCAAAGGTAAAACCAAAGGCAAGCAGATTGTCATGTCTGGCAATAAGGGCATGAAGTCTGGCGGCATGGCTAAGAAATATTGTTAAGGAGCCAGTCATGGCAAAAAGCAAAGTGAAACGCTACGCTAATGAAGGTTACGTCACTAGCGAAGATAGCAATTATGGGATGAAAGAAGCCTATGATGATGCTCAGGCAGAATTGCGTGGCGAAGAAATCCTAAAGGGTATGCGCGACGAAGAGACTGCAACCGTTTCACGCGCTAAGCCAAAGACGGTTAGCAAAGAGGAACTTGCTAAGTCTGGTTTGAGTTTGCGTGACTATATGAATCAGCAGCAAGGCTTATCGCGTCGTGGTGAATCTACTGCATCTACCAGATCTGTTGCACCGAAGGTAACTGATACTGGTGACGAAACAGCGCGCTTAGCTGCCCGTATGCCAAAGCCATCTCTAAAGTACCAAAGCCTCCAGGATCGCGAGATTGAGGCTGAGGCTAAGCGCAGGGCAGAGGGACGTACGTTTTATGGTACGAACAAGATGAAAATGCCTGAGCGTGAAGAGCGCAAACCTTTAGCATTGAAGAGTACTAAATCTGAATCTGGCTATACAGGTATGGGTTCAACAAAGTTTTCTAAAGGCGGTTCTACAGCATCCCGTCGTGCTGATGGTATTGCCATGAAGGGTAAAACCCGTGGAAAGATCTGCTAATGGCTGATATCAAATACCCTGATTCCACTCCTGTGGATGATCCTGTTTCTAAGGCTCCGCCCAAAGCGCCAGCGCCAAAGACTCCTCTTCCCAAGCCAATCAAATATCCTGATTGGACTCCTGTGGATGAGCCTATAAAAAAGAACGCTCAGGGTGGAAAGATTTCTTCTGCGTCTAGCCGTGGGGATGGTATTGCTCAGCGTGGCAAAACCAAGGGCACGATGGTCATGTGTGGCGGTGGCTACATGAAAGGCAAAAAATGATGGCAAGTCGTGGAATGGGTGACATCAATCCCTCAAAGATGCCAGCGGGAACTAAAAAAGCCCGTAGGGATAACACTGATTTCATGCAATACGCAGAGGGCGGAAAGGTTGGCTTGTACGCTAACATTAACGCCAAGAAAAAACGTATAGCCGCAGGATCTGGTGAAAAGATGCGTAAAGTTGGTAGCAAAGGTGCGCCAACTGCTGATGCTTTTGTTCAATCCTCTAAGACCGCAAGGAAAAAATAATGGCTAATACCTCTGGGCTGTCTACGTTTAATCTTGACCTCTCCGATTTAATCGAGGAGGCGTTTGAGCGTTGTGGGTCAGAATTGCGTACTGGATACGACATGCGTACTGCGCGTCGTTCTATCAATCTATTGACGATTGAGTGGGCAAACAGAGGTATTAACTTGTGGACTGTTGAGCAAGGCCAGATTGTGATGAACACTGGCCAGTTTTGCTATGCTTTCCCGCCTGACACTATTGATTTGTTGGATCAAGTAACGCGAACTGGCACTGGAACAAATCAGTCTGACCTTAGCGTTACCCGTATTTCTGAGCCAACTTACGCCACTATTCCTAACAAGAATGCTACGGGTAGACCAATTCAAGTCTGGATTAATCGCCAGTCTGGTCAAACAAATGCAACAACGGTTGTATTGACTCAGGCGCTTACGTCTACCGACACAACAATATACGTCAGTGACATCTCTCAACTGTCTACAACTGGATTTATAAACATCACTACAGGCGGCGTTACAGAGACAGTTTTGTATCAGAACGTAGTTCCTACGCCATCATCTGTTAATGCTAATCTTGGGCAGTTAACTAACTGTTTTCGTGGTCAATACAATACTTTAGCTGCCGCGCACGCAATAATTGGAACAACCATAGCGGTAAACAATTTACCAAACATTAATGTATGGCCAGCGCCAAGCGATCCCGGTGATCAATACACATTTGTTTATTGGCGTATGCGCCGCGTACAAGATGCTGGAAGTGGCGTAAACGTCCAAGACATTCCATTTAGATTTGTGCCATGCATGGTGGCTGGATTGGCTTTCTATCTATCCCAGAAGATACCATCCGCAGCCGCGCGCACCACATATTTAAAGTCAGAGTATGAAGAGCAATGGTTGCTGGCTTCTACGGAAGACAGGGACAAGGCTGCTGATCGTTATGTTCCAAGGAATATGATGTATGCCTAATAGATTTGCTTCTGGCAAATGGGCAATTGCTGAGTGTGATCGCTGTGGTCAGCGGTATATGCTCAAGGAGCTGAAGAAGCTGGTAATCAAGACAAAGATGGTAAATATCAAAGTTTGTCCTGAGTGCTGGGAACCAGATCAGCCACAGTTGCAGCTTGGTATGTATCCTGTGGAGGATGCTCAGGCATTGCGTGAGCCTCGCCCTGATGTCAGTTACATTGTTTCTGGAACAAGCGGTTTACAAATTGATGTAAATGGCGGAACCTCACAGAGCGGATCTGGAACAAGTGAAGGTGGTAGCAGAATCTTCCAGTGGGGCTGGAATCCTGTTGGTGGGTCAAGCAGTTTTGATGCGTCTTTAACGCCAAATAACTTGGCTTTAACGGTAAGTCTTGGTACAGTTACGATAGCAACAACTTAGGAGTTGAAAATGGATAAAGCAGATTTAAAACAAGACAAAAAATTGATTGGTTCAATGATAAACAAGCATGAGAAAAAAATGCATCAAGGCATGAAACCAGTTAAATACGGCAAGGGTGGCGTAGCAGGCGTATCTAGCGAAGCTATGAAAGCCTCTGGTCGTAATATGGCGCGTGCTAACAACCAAAGAGGTCGTTAATATGGCTAAATTCAGCATGAAAAAAATGGGCAAAGAAGTTGGCTCAGCCAGCACCTATGCTAAGCCACACAATATGTCTGGCAAAGAAACAGGTTCTGACATTGCTTACAAGACAGACCCTAACACTATGCCTTCTAATGAGTCTACTCCCGGCGGTATGCCTGCTCGTAGAGTAAGCGTTGGCAACGTTACCCGTGGCCCAAAGACTGACGGCATCAAGGTTCGTGGCACAGGCGCAGCTACTAAAGGCTTAATGGCCAGAGGCCCGATGGCATGACCTATACGGAACTCGTAACAGCGATTCAGACGTATACAGAGAATACGTTTCCAACCACCACTTTGGCGGATGGAAGTACTGTGTCTTCAACGACGCAGATTAATCGCTTTATCGAGCAGGCTGAACAGCGTATCTATAACACTGTTCAGTTTCCATCGTTACGTAAGAACGTAACTGGCAGCGTAACTTCTGCTAATAAGTATTTGTCTTGCCCTACAGACTTCTTGTCTTCTTACTCTTTGGCTGTGATTGACGCTACTGGCGCGTATGAATACCTGCTTAACAAGGATGTGAACTTTATCCGTCAGGCGTATCCCAATCCAACTACAGATACAGGCATCCCCAAGTATTACGCGCTGTTTGGCCCGACTGTTAACACCAGCACAATCACTAATGAGTTGTCATTCATTCTTGGCCCAACACCAGACACAACCTACGCAGTAGAGTTGCATTATTACTATTACCCTGAGTCAATTACCACTGCTGGTAGCACTTGGCTGGGTGATAACTTTGACACTGTCCTCTTGTATGGTTCGCTGGTTGAGGCGTATACCTACATGAAGGGTGAAGTGGACATCATTACTGGATACGACGCTAAGTAAAAAGAAGCGCTTGGAATGGCTAAACGCCTCGGCGATGGTCTTGAGCGTAGTGATGCTTATCGTAGCGGTCAGTATCGTGAAGCCCCGTTGCCACAAAATAGCGGGGTCAAATAATGGCCTTTACTGGTAACTTTACCACCACCACATTCCTAGTTGGAGTGTTGGATGGGGTGTATAAATTTGATGGTACGCAGACTTTTAATATTGCTCTGTATACCAATGCAGCAACGTTAGATGCCAGCACTATTGCTTACACAAGTGTGGGCGAAGTGGTTTCTTCTGGATATACGGCTGGTGGACAGGCTTTGTCTATCTCCCAAGTTCCTACTGTTGGATCTACGGGCGGTACTACAGCTTACCTATCTTTTGCAAATTCACAGTGGACAAGTGCATTGACCGCAAGAGGCGCGTTAATCTACTTGGCTAACGGCACAACAAACCCGTCAGTATGTGTATTAGATTTTGGTTCTGATAAGACCAGCACTAACACCTTCACCGTACAATTCCCAGCAGTCACTAATACGACTGCGATCATTCGTTTGTCATAAGGAGCAATCATGCATAAAGAACAATCCGGTTTTGGCGATAACGCCGTAGCCACACTGCAAGCCAACGCATCCATCCCAGAAGGTATGGGCATTGAAGGCTTCTACAAAGTAGAGTGCCGTGACGCACAAGGTAACCTTAAATGGAATGACGAGTTTCCTAACTTGGTCGTAGCCGTTGGTAAACAGTTATTGCTGGACACTTTACTAACAACTTCTGGTACTTACACCACAGTTGGTCCATTCTTAGGTCTGATTAACAACAGTACTACGTTTGCAGCCGCAGACACCATGACTTCTAAGACATGGACTGAGTTGACTACCTACACCGTGGGCGGTTCAGCAGTGCGCGGTACAGCAGTATTTGCAGCGGCTAGTTCATCTGGTCTAACTCCATCAAACGTCACTACGTCAACGGCTACGGCTATCACCTACACAATGACAGGTTCTGCTACTGTGTATGGATGTTTCTTGGTGACAGGTACTGGCGCAGTCAGCACAATCTCTAGCACTGCGGGTACTTTGTACTCAGAAGGCAACTTCAGCACTGCCAAGACTGTTACGTCTGGAGACACTGTAACTGTAACCTATAGTACTACTTGCACCAGCTAACCTAATACGGTTTTCTGTGTTTTACACGTACGCACACTATACCCCTCAAGGCCGTTTATTTTATATAGGTAAAGGTCAAGGGGGGCGTGCGCACGCGTTTTACAAGCGGGGTTCTCATTGGAACAACGTAGTTGCAAAATACGGAGAGCCAAAGGTTGAAATCCTAGCTAATTGGGATGATGAAACAAGCGCGTTTGACCATGAAAAATTGTTAATCTCTTGCTTCCGTGACATGGGCATGGAGTTATGTAACAAAACAGAAGGTGGTGAAGGTACTTCTGGGTATAAACATACCCTTGAACAGCGTGAGAATAACCGCAAGGCTAGACTAGGTAAGCCTGTATGGAACGCTGGAATCCCTTGCCGTGAAGAAACCAAACTAAAACTTAGTATCGTAAAAGCGGGTTCTGTTCCTTGGAACAAAAACATACCCTCTGGCTTAAAGCACTCTGAAGAGTTCAAACAAAAAATTAGCGCACTTCACAAGGGTAACAAGTGGAGACAAGGACTTCCAACATCCGCAAAACAAAAGCAAGTAACTAGCCAAAGAACCAAAGGCAACAAGTACGCCGCTGGCAATACAAACAATCGCCGTTGGAGATGGGTTGGCACAAGCATTGAAGACGGTAGCACTGTTGTGTTTATTGGCTCTATTGCTCTGAACAACGCAGGCTTCCAACACGCAAACGTAATCAAGTGCTTAAACGGCACCCGCAAGTCTCACAAGGGCTACACTTGGTCTAAAGAACCGTTGGAGAATAAATAATGGCTCTAGCCCTCAATGACCGGGTACAACAGACTGGCACAGCCAACACCACGGTAAGTTTTACCTTATCTGGCTCTGTCACGGGCTTTCAATCGTTTGCTGTGATTGGCAACGGGAATACGACGTACTACTCTTCCTTTGATGCTACGGGCAACTGGGAGGTAGGTATGGGTACTTACTCAACTACTGGCCCAACGCTCACGCGCACAACCATTCTGGCATCCAGTAACTCTGGAACAGCGGTCACGTTTAGTGGTACCTGCAACGTATTTGTAACCTACCCATCTGAGAAGTCTGTAAACCTAGACGCATCTGATAACGTCAGTGCGTTGGGTACTGTGTCTTCTGGTACTTGGCAGGGCACAACTGTAGGCGTGGCTTATGGTGGCACGGGGGTAACTGCCTCGAGTGGTGCTAACTCAGTGATGCTGAGAGATGCTAACCAGAACGTATCCATCAACCGTTTAAACCAATCCAACACAGCGACATCAGCGGCGGGCGGTACAACAGCCCTGACTGCGGCTTCTAGTTACTCACAGACATTGAACGGCACGGGCAACCAGACCTACACAATGCCTGATGCGACCACCCTGACTACAGGCGTAGCATTTGAGTTCAACAACAACGCCACTGGCACACTGACTCTCCAAGACTATGCGACTGGTGCTATTGGCACGGTTGCCTCTGGTGGTGCGGTTGAGCTTGTACTGCTATCTAACGGCACGGTTGGCGGAACATGGGACGTACACGGATACATTCCAGAGAACATAACTTGGGGCACTAA